AATTTTATATAAAATTAAATTTTAAAGATTATGAGTTTATGTTCAACAGGGTGCTGCTCAACAGGTGCATCCACTCCACCAGTTTCTTATGATTCATGCGCGGAGGAAACAAGGGAAAGCACGATTCAGCAGTTTATTCTGTTTAAGTGTGACGCCGAATTTACTGACATTTCAGATAATGCGGAATGGCAAACAAAAATCACAGCTGGCGATATTTCTTTGTCACCAATCGGAAATTTGGTTGTAGGTGCGCCAACTGAATCAGTACACACAGTAAGCTACAAAAAGAAAAAAGTAGTTGGTAGTGAAACGACTATCGAATTTAAAACTATTTTTACGGCTGATGATGGTAGTGATTTCACGTACTTTGATACGCTAAATAAGAATAGTGCTGGAATGAGATTAGCGTGGAAGGATGCTAGCGGTTTTTGGTATTTCAATAACGCAGTAACAACAGCGGTTAAGGCATCAAGTTATGATTTAACAGCAGCAACGGGAATAGGAGAAAGTCCTGGTATGAGTTTTTCAGTTACTCAAACACCACACACGGTTGACGCAACTGGTTCGGCTGAATGGACAATGACTTTTGCAATTACTGAGGAAGGTGTTAGACAAGGGGTGTTATTGCCTGGTGTTAGTGTTGGGTGCTAAAATAGAAAATTATTAAATGGGAGTAATTGAGTTTATAAATAATAATCCTACCTTTTTTGATGGCGTACTTGGTTCGACTGAGTACGCCACAATCTCGTATGAGCAAATAATCACACATACGAGAAGGGTAGAGTCTGATTTAATCGACAGACAACGACCGAATGAGTCCGAAGATGTAAAAGAATATCGCCAACAAAATGTTAGGCGGTTTTCCAATGATATTCTGACAAAGTTGTTTAGTTACATTGGCAAAAGTTTGGAAGAGTCTAGTATCCACATACAAGACCATTCCGAAACGTTGAAAGATTGGAACGACAGTAAACCGTTTACCTTAATGGGGGCGCAAGTTGACGTTTTTGATTATTATTATAGATACATTATCAAGAGAGGAATGGAACGTGCAAATGATGCCGTTTTGTCTTTCCCGTTCAATTCAGAGGATGCAAGTTTACCGCCTTCTCAGTTAAGTGCCAATAGAGTTGTCGGTATTAAGCCAATTGTTGTACCTTTTGAAAGTTTCAAGCATATTCCAACCTCAGAATACAATGTTTTTGCGTGGATTGGTGGTTCAATGACTATGAAAAAAGGCGGTGATTTAGACTGGTATTTTCTAGTTGATGACCAATACTATTATACTTATGTGCCTACCAATACTTTTGTCGATAAGCAGCGAGTTTACGAATTAGAGGTTTGGTATTTTCACGATACGGGTACAACAAAAGACGGAATAAGTACAAATGTTCTGCCTGTTGTTTTTATGGCTGGGGTCTTGACATCTACGCCTGACGGTGACGAACAATACAACGAAAGTTTTATACGTGGTGCGTGTGAGTATTTCGATGAATTTGCTGTTAGGTTTTCGGATAACCAAGTAGTCAATACTAGGTTTTCGCATCCCGTAAAAATTGTAAACGGTGATATAGGTTGTAAAACTTGTAAGGCAAAAGGACAGATTGCAAAAGAGGAAATGATTGACGGTGTTAAGCAATTGACGTATTCAACTTGCAATAGTTGCAACGGCTCAGGGCGTTCCAATGATTCACCAGCGGGAACGGTTTACGCTGAAAACAAAGGCATCGAGGGAACGAATAACCGCCCCCTAATAGAGTATTTAGCGGCTGATTCCAACCTATTGAAACTAAATAAGGAAGACACTTTTTCATTCCTAAAAATGGGTGCAAATGCATTGGGTGTTGACTTGTTAATCAATACAAGCGAAAGCGGTGAAGCTATGAAAATGAGAATGCGACCGACCGCCTTTTTTATGGAAAATATCACAAAGGGTTTTCTTGGTCAAGTTATGCAAAGCCAATTGTTTTTTACGGAATGTCTTTTGCAAAGCAATCGAGGACTAAGACAAACACCTCATGTTACGTTGCCGAAAAGCTATGAATTAGAAACAATCGAGGACAAACTTGAAAAAGTAAATACTACTTTCTCAGCTGACAAATACAACGCAATGACTGAGGTGATTGAGAGCAAGTATAAAGGCAATACAAGAAAAATAAAAATAGAAAATTTAAAACTAGCGTATTCACCTTTGTGGATTTTGTCACAAGAGGAAATAACTGAAAGAATGGCACTAGGAATCTACAACAGAAACGACATAATAAAAAGAGATTATAGTAGTATAGCTTTCAATAATATACTGAAAGAATCTGCTATTGATGTTTTAGACTTGAGCAAAGAACAAATATACAACTATGTAGATAGTTTTATCCAACCTTATTTGATTGATAATGTAGTTTTATTCGATGGTGAACAATAACCGAAAATATGGCATTAAAGGACGATATTAACAAAAAGGATAAGATTATAGATAAGGCTGAAAAAAGGCTGTTAGACGGCATTAAATCAAGCGAAAAAGCTATATTTAACAAGATACTTGGTATATTGAGAAAGTTATCACAGAAAGAAGGGAGGTTACAAAAGGAAACGATAAATAATAAATTTTTAAACAGCATTACAAAAAAGGTTCTTGGTGTTATTAGAAAATCAACTCTACAAAAAAAGATTGATGAATTTTTACCTAACTTTGAAAAGATTGATGAACTAAATAACGATATATACAAGGGTATAACTGGTGCTGAGTTCACAAAAAAGATAAGGAATGAAATAAGTGTTTATAGACGAATTTCAATAGAAAATATCATTGATAACCTATTGGGCGAACAAGCATTGAAAGCTAACTATATAACACCGATTAGAGATATATTATTCAAGGGTGTTGCTTTGAAATCAAAGGTTAAGGATATTGAAAAAGAACTAAGCGTATTTGTAAAAGGAACGGAAAAAAGGGATGGTAGATTTTTACGCTATGTGAAACAAGTTGCAATGGATTCTATTAACCAGCACGATGGAGCAACAAACGACATAGTAAGGGACGCGTACCAATTAGACGGATTCATATACGCTGGCAGTCTTATTTCTACGTCACGTGGAAATTGTGAACACTTAACGGGGAAAACGTCTTTATTTGAGGATTTAGAGGTTAAAAAAGGAATGTACAGGGTGGAAGATATACCGAAAATAATTAGAAGGTTAGACAAGGGAAAAAATAGCGGTTGGAATAAAAACACAACGCCCGAAACATTTGCACAATACAGGGGGGGATATTCTTGTAGACATCAAGTTATTTACATTCCTTTACCAAAACAAGATTAAATAATTAAGTAAAAATATAATATGGAAATTTTTGACAGTTTAACAAGAAAAATCAGAGTTGTGTATCCAGCAAAAGCAAAGGCATGGATACAACACAACGGAATTAAAGTAGACCAAGAGGGCAATATAATTGGAGGACGTTATATTGAGGTTGAAAAATTAAGTAAAGAATCTTTGATAGCTGACGGGCTAGGTATTATCCAAGTTGAGGACGAAACAACGGGAAAAACTTATGAAAGAGATTTAACAGAAAAAAAAGTTGTTGAAAAAAAAGAAGTTAAAAAGGCAACTAGAAAACCAAGAGCAAAAAAGACTAAGTAATTTTTTTTATATAATCAAGTAAATTAATAAAATGAACGAGGAAAAGTTAAAACAGATGTTGGCTGGTTTAGGTGCTGACGATAACGCAATTATTAATGCAATTGCAATCTTAAAAGATGGTGACGTTAACGAATTACCATTTCAAAACTTAGGCGATTTTACAGAAGCGGTCAACAAGTCAAAAGAGGAATTATTTGTTTCTAAAAATAGGGACAACATAATTAAACAGCATGAGGATGCAACGGGTAAAACTAGGTGGATGAGTTACGAAAAACCCCTAATTAATGCCGTTAAACGTGCCGGAGGTTTTGAACGTGAGGAGCTAGACGGATTAACAGCAAAAGAGGCTATTGCATTGTTAGCACAGCGAAAGGATGCGCAATTGATTAAACACACCGATACTGCTAGTCAAGAATACATTACAAAGATTAATGAACTACAAACGGGTGTACAAGATTTTAAAACAACTATTGAAAAACTGGAACTTGAAAAAGTTGAGATTGAAAAACTAGCTAATCAAAAAGCTAACGAAACTATCTACGCATTTCATGCCGAAAAAGTTTTAAACTCTCGCATCTATTCTGATTCAATCAATTTTGACATACCCGAAAAAAGGGGGTTATATGCTCAGTTGATTGCACCTCGTATATTGGAAAATTATAGAGTTAATCAAGATGGCACTATATTAGCAAAAGACGGTACAAAGGCTTTGAGTTTTGACCGTAACGGGTTTTATTCTACGGTTGATGAAGCTATCAAGGATTTAGCTAAGGAAATGA